TTTCCTCGGTCTTTTTCATATTGCTTAATATCTTCTTCAGTCACCAATTGACTAAGAATCTCAATGTCTGATTGTTTTAAATTAGGATATGTTGCTGCCAAATAACATTTACGTTTATGCTCTAACACAAAAGCTTTTGCTATTTCATCAATATCATCACTATCTACTTTGGGATAGATTTTAGTATAATATTCTTTTATCTCTTTTGTTTTAGCAGGCTCTTTTAATGATGTTATTTTACTGCCCAAGTGCGGTATCCATTGATGTAACTGTTTACCTAATCCCGGGCTACTAGCACACAACATATACCATTGCAATTTAGGATGCTTCTGTACATATTCATTGAACAAATGTTTGTTAGCGTAATAGTCAACACTACGTAGGTAATAACCCTGCAGTTCTCCTGCACCTTTGATAGCACTAATCCAATGCGTCATCATGTAGGGTACAAATTTTCTCTGTTGTTCTTCTGACAATCGATCATAATAACCATAATCTTTCTTGTCAATAGCACTAAGTGCATCAAACAAATCAAAGTCTTGTGCTACAAACTTTTCATCAACAGGAGTATTCTTTTTTGTTGCCATTAAAATGCCTGACTATAATCTACAATCTCACAGTTACGACTAATCTCTTTTACAAAATACACACATCTAGGTTTAGGACCGTCATCAATTGGTACACATAAGAACTGCCCATTCTTCAATCGAGGTGCATACCATGTTACATCATGGTAAATATCTACAATCTCAATAGGTACAAATGAGGGGCTAAATGCAGTTAGTGGATTAAATTCAAAAGCATTGAACCCTCTATCATTGATACTTGTTAGTGGTAATGTCTCTAAATCGCCATGCTCTTGTTCCCCAATTAATATTTGCCAATCTACTGGCATTTTAATTGTTTGATTTCCAATCTTTAATACAAGTGCAGGACTGTTAAATGATTCCAAAAAGATTAATGGGATATAATGATAATCTACATTTTGTGGATTACTGTTATCTAGTATAGCAAAGCGAAGGTCATCGATTTCTTCGGGCAATGTTTCTAAATTATAAAATTCGTTGTCAAGTGTTAATATACGCATGTTGTCATTCTATCATAATGTTATCGGTAAGTCAACTTTTCTACGTCAAAAGGGTAATTAGCCTCTTTGTAGAAAGTCTTGCGTTGGGTTAAATGCCGTTTAGCAAACTTACAACTACTGGTTATGTCGTAGATTTGTACATGGTCTTTATCTTCTGCTTTACGAATTCCTCGACCGATGCTTTGGATAACACGGACGAAGGATTTTCCAGGTTCAATGAGAACCAGATTAAAAATACGAGGTATGTTGATACCAACAGCAGCCACACCATATGTTGCCACAATAATTTTATTACTTGAGGTTGCAACTTCATCATATTCTTCCTTACGTTCATTCATATTAGTAGCACCGCTAACAAATACACTACCAGGCAATCTACTAACAATTTCTTTTCCTGCATTAACTCTATCAACAAGAATCAATGTGTTCCCTGTATCATTGATGCCACTGATTAAACTAGCAATCTTATCTAATCGTTTACCATCTTCTAATAGATGTTTTAATTCACTTTGATAGTTAGTAAATTCCTTGTCATCCTGTAACTGCATAATGTTAACATAGCACCGTGCTAATACACCTTGATCCTGCAACTCGCTAGCACTTAGTTTACCAATAACATTACCCAAACTTACAAAGATACTTTGTGCTTCAAATTTAGCTTTAGGGATAGTTCCTGTCAATCCCCAACGAATGGGCACTTTACTGAATACGCTAGTCAATAGTGTTTTTAATGCATCAGCTTTTGCCATATGCACTTCATCAACCATTACACAGACAACACCTTCAATGAAATCCATAATGTCTGCTTCACCGGCTTTTGTTTTCTTAAGCATGTTGTTAAGACTTTGCCATGTACAAATGGTATGTGTTTTGTTATATTCTTTGCGCTCGCCAAAGTACACACCAACATCTAATCCTAGATTAATATAATCTGCTTCTGTTTGTGTTACTAAGCTTTTGTTCGGAACGATGACAATACTACGGCCATAGTTCTCTACACTGTAACTTAGTGCGGCAGTCATCAATGTTTTACCTGCACCTGTAGCAATCTCTTGCAATGCTTGTGGGTTTTCCAAAAAGTTGTTTACGATTTCAATTTGATAATCACGTAGTTCTACTGGTGTACCTTCTTTGGGATGTCCTTTGGGCCAATTCTTGTGTTTGAATGTATCCTCGGACACTTTGTTGAAAGTAAAGGTTGTGGTGTAATCACGTAAATCTTCTAGTTCAATGTCATATCCAACCCTATCTAACACAGGAAGTATTTCGGGAAGTAGATTGATATAAGTACTTCCGGCTAGACTGAAATAACTTACCTTACCATTCCATCTACCTAGACGGACCGAGGGTAGATATCGTGCGCCGGGTATCTCATACTCAAACATCTTTGTCAATGCTTTTCGCTCTGACAGTTCAAGTCCCTCAATCTTTACGTTTACTTCGTCTTTGACGATTATTTTACATTGTTTCATTCTTTTCCAAGTTAATAGGTTGACTGTTTACAATATTAATTACTTTTGCCATTTGTGTGGGTTCTGTAAAATCTGATATCAATTTGAATTTCACTATCACCGGGAACTTATATTGTTTCACATGTTCTGGTCCTACAAATCTTACAGTATCACTGTACTTTATTCCTGCACGTTCCAATGCCTGTTTAAATTCAATTTTGAATTTAACTGAAGTTGATATTCCTACACCTGTTACCGAAACATAATCACATTTGATATTTTGTAACCAAGGAACAATATCACATATGTTTGACAATTCTACTTTGGGATTGTATGATCCGGCAAATCTTTCTTCATCTGTTAGTAAAATATTTTCATCAATCTGTATTCCATATCTTACTAATTCTGCTAAGGTAGTCAATTCAGTATTCAGTTTAATATGTTGTATGCTATTATCCAATGCACTATTACTACATGCTATGATGTAATTGCCATTACTATTGACTAATGTTGGTTCCCAATATTTCACATCATTGTAGTATTGTAATTGGTCCAATAGTTTCCTAACGTTATCGCTGTAACGTACTTCCGTAAAAAACTTTGTTGCAATGTTTATTGCTAGTTTTAATGAGAACGTGCTTAAGTCAGCAATATAATATTTATTCTCATTATCCCATATAAAGCTAGATTGACTAAGTGACCTAAATGATGCAATAAACAATTTATTGTATGGAGTTTTCAATATGATATTATCATCTAATATACCTATATGAGCAGAAGTATATTCTTCAGTGGTTTCTACCACCAATGTTTTCCATGGTAATTTTAATAATTCACTAATGAACAATTGATTTTTTATAAATTGTCGTTCATATTTTTCAATAAGTTTTTCAACTAAACCTACTTGATTGCTAGTGATACGTTTTTTATCTACAATAATTTTTTCAAGGTTTTGAAGGAAACGAATATCATACCTACTTAGTCGTAAGTTTGAAACCATGTAATACACTAGGTGTTCTTTATTATTCAATTCAACCATTTGATAATTATACAACAAATAAAACAAAAAATCAATAAAAAAGGGGGAGACCGAAGTCTCCCAAAGTACTTAAAGAAAGAAACGAAAAATTATCGAAAGGGACTTATTGACATTGCCCTTACGCACACTGCAGGGGTTATACCTTCATGCAAGTTGCCTTAGCCAGTTCGCGCCAGTTAGCACTAATCTTAACTAAGTCAGCAACCTTCAAACACATACGCAAGGACACTTCACGCAATTTGCTATGATTGTCCCAAATGAACGACATAATTTCATCTGTCTGTTCTTGCGTAAAATCATAATCAACGAACAAGCCACCATCAGCATCCCGATGCACTTGCTTGATACGCAACATTTTGTCACGCTCACTATCAACTGTCAGGTCCAGAAAGTGACAACGTGACTGCAACGCATCTAAGTGGGGTTGCATCTTGCCGGCTTTCTTTGTGTCAAACGATTTGTTTGTAATGAAAATAATTGAGCCGTTAAAGTTGAACGAATTCGGGATACCTTCTTCACGCAAAATACGTGAATCTTTATTCCAAGAAATTCTACGTGTCTTACCTGAATCAAGTGCACCTTTCAGTACGTTGATAGCGTCTTGATCTTCCCAGATATCACAATCATCAAACACTAACACATTC